TAAATACTGACTTTGACACTAGACTTGCAACTAAGTCTACCACAAACTTGAGTGAAGGTACTAACCTTTACTACACAACTGCACGTGCGGACTCCGATGCGAAGAATGCAATCAGTGTAAGTGGTGACCTTGGTTACAATGCTGGAACGGGTGTGATCTCCTTTAGTGAGACATACTCGACTGCAACCGAACTGTTGACTGCAATCAAGACTGTGGATGGTGCAACCTCTGGATTGGATGCTGACCTCCTTGACGGTCAACACGGTTCTTACTACAGAATCAACGTGTACAACTCTGCGGGCGTCTTGCAGAACTAAAGGATAGGATAGATGGCGATACCTAACACTAGAGATGAGTTTACAGACTACTGCTTACGTCGATTGGGACATCCGGTTATTGAAATTAATATTGATGAAGAACAACTGGAAGACAACATCGATGAGGCTCTGCAGTGGTTTCGTGAACACCATCCTGACGGATCACGTAGGTTTTACATCTCCCATCAATTATCAGCGGATGATATATCGAACGGATATATCGATTTAGGTAACACGGATGTTACCACCGTTGTCCGCATGTTTCCGATCAACACTATATCGCAAACAACTAACTTCTTTGACATCAAATATCAAATGATGTTGAACGATATCACTGACCTAAATAACTACGCTGGTGATATTGCATATTACGAACAGATGCAACAACATCTCTCTTTGCTTGATATGAAACTAACAGGTATTCCTGAGATCACGTTTTCAAGACAAGAGAATCGTCTCTACTTCTATCTCAGTAATGAGAAGACAAGTGCGGGAGACTATGTTGTCATTGAAGTGTATGGTATTAGAACTCCCACTTCTTCTGGTGCGGATTACAACTCACTCTGGAACCATGCGTTCCTAAAAGAGTATTGTACTGCCCTGATTAAGAAACAGTGGGGAACTAACCTACTCAAGTTTGATGGTATGCAACTTCCTGGCGGGGTGACGATCAACGGTAGACAAATCTATGAAGATGCCCAAACTGATCTTGAAAAGTTAATGCAGAAGTTTAGGGAAGAAGAGGATGTTGGGCCTGTCTTCTTCATAGGGTGATAGACAATGGCAACAAATCCGTATATCAGTCAATCGGTAAAATCTGAACAGAACTTATACGAAGACATAGTAATTGAGTCTCTCAAGTTCTACGGACAGGATGTGTATTACATCCCCCGTGAGATTGTCAACAAAGACCCCATCTTCCTAGACGATGTACCTTCACGTTTCAGTGATGCGTACAAGATCGAAATGTATATTGAGAACACCGAAGGTTTCGACGGTGAGGGTGACTTGTTCACTAAATTCGGTATTGAGTTACGTGACCAAGCTACCTTCGTAGTTGCCCGTAGACGTTGGAAACATCTAATCGGTAACTACTTGGATGAGAAGAAATTCCGTCCACGTGAAGGAGATGTTATCTTCCTTCCCATGTCTAACTCTATCTTCCAGATTCAAAAGGTGGAGACAGAGACTCCGTTCTATCAACTCAGCAATCTACCTACGTTCAGACTTCAGGCAGAACTCTTCGAATATAACGACGAAGACTTTGATACTGGTATCGATCAGGTTGATGAGATTGAATATGAAGGTGCGTATCAGTATAAGATTACTATGCGACCTAATGATACCACAGGTTCTACCGCTGGGGCAACATCAACAATTAATGAACAAGGTACGATAACTTCACTCACCTTGACCAACGCTGGTCGTGGATATGAGACGGCACCAACACTTAGTTACTCTGACTTCACTGAAGCGGAGACGAAGAAGTTTGGTCTGAACTCTATTAACATGATTAACGCACAAGGTAGAGAGGGAGAATTCCTTTACACCAGTAACAACGGTGTTGCCGAGGTGTTCCTCCTTCTCAATAATTTCCCGACTACCCAAGGTTCTTTGTTCCTACATGGTGAAGATTCTGCACAGTATATGTGGGGTGTCGATGCTAGTGGTGGTTTGGTCTATCAAACAATAGGAATGAGTTCTCCCAAGGTTGTGCCTGGCGCAACTGTTGCACGTGGTGCGTGGCAGCAC